ATGGTATTAGGCGCCAATAAACTTCTTAAATGGGAAAAGGCTACTAATATGGTTCGGCCTGATTCTAACGCTAATAAAGTAATGATGAATTACATTGTTAGCGCCCCTAGAATGTATAAAGGGAAAATTGAAAGCCTAGTTAGTAGAATGGTAACTTATGCTGATTTAATTCAGCTTACGCATTTAAAATTGCAGCAGGTCATACAGAGAATGACGCCATCAGGTGTTTATTTGGATGCTGATGGACTTGCGGAAATTGATTTAGGTAACGGAACAAATTATAATCCACAAGAGGCTTTAAATTTATATTTTCAAACAGGTTCCGTAATAGGAAGGTCAATGACAGTTGACGGAGATATGAATCCTGGTAAAATACCAATACAAGAATTGCCAGGTGGGGGCGGCCAACAATCCGCACTTCTTATACAAGCGTATAATTATTATTTAAATATGATACGCGACGTAACGGGATTAAATGAAGCAAGAGATGGATCAGATCCAGATCAATATGCTTTAGTTGGCGTACAAAAGCTTGCTGCTGCAAATTCTAATACAGCTACAAGGCATATATTACATAGTTCTTTGTATACAACCACGTCTTTAGCGGAAGCTATATCGATAAGAATAAAAGATGTATTGGAATTTCACCCGCAAAGAGATGCTTTAATAACAGGAATCGGCAGGTTTAATGTTGGAGCATTAGCAGAAATGGAAAATTTGCATCTTCATGATTTTGGTATATTTTTAGAATTAGACCCTGATGAAGAAGAAAAACAACTTGTAGAAAATAATATACAAGTAGCATTATCAAGAGACCAAATACATCTTGAAGATGTTATAGACATTAGGCAAGTTAAAAATATAAAATTAGCAAATCAATTATTAAAATACAGAAGAGCTAGAAAAGAAGCTGCGGACCAATTAAAAGCAGAAAGGAATATTGCAGCGCAGTCAGAGGCTAATGCGCAGGCAGCTCAAGCTGCTGAAATGGCAAAAGCACAATCTGAAATGATGAAAGTTGAGGCTAAAATGAAATTAGCAGAAGCCCAATCAAACTTTGATATTAAAAAATTACAAAACGAAGCTGAAACTAAAAAAGGCTTAATGCAATATGAGTTTGATTTAAATATGAAACTTAAAGGTATGGAGTTGGATGCGAAAAAAGAAATAGCATTAAATAAACCAGTATCTAATCCAGAACCTAAAAAAGCTTTTGAATCTAGTGGAAATGATGTTTTAGGTGGTATAGATCTTAGCAGGTTTGAACCTAGATAAAAAATTATTAACTATTATATATTATTAAATTATGGCAGAATGGAAAATTAAAGGTGCTGCTGAAGACGTTGAACAAAAGTCAGCACAAGAACAAGAACAAGCTGTTTTAGATAAAGCAGTTGAAGAAGGTAAGATTGAACCCGAAGCTGCGGGCAAAGAGGTTGATGAAATACCAAAAATTAACTTAGACGAATTAAACAAAGAAAAAGATGCCGTTCAAGAGCGAGAAACAGAGGAGGTTCCTGTGGAAGATGCACCCGGAGATAGCAAAGAAGTGGAGCAAAAAGTACAAGAACAAACCGAAGCCGAAGAAACAAAAGAGCAAGACTCGCCGCTCGAACTCGTTGAGGACGAAGAAAAAACGGTAGAAACTAATCAGCCTAGCATAGACGAAAGAGCTGCACAAGTAAACGAACAACCAAAACCTGCAGAACCAGAAGTTGTACTTCCGGAGAACGTGGATAAGCTTGTTAAGTTTATGGAAGAAACAGGTGGTAGTGTTGAAGACTTTGTTTTATTAAATAGAGATCTATCAAAATATAATGATGGCGATCTATTGAGAGAATATTATAAACAATCAAAACCTTGGGATTCGCAAGAAGTATCTGAGTATATGGAAGACAATTTTTCATATGATGAAGACGATGACCCAAGAGAAATACGCTCTAAAAAAAGAGCATTTAAAGAAGAGTTATTTAATGCTAAAAAGTTTTTAGAAGGAAACAAAGAGAAATATTACGCTGACCTCAAGTTGAAGAAGCAAACAGATGTTCCTCAGGAGTACAAAGAAGCTTTGGAGTATTACAATACATACCAGCAGAACGCTGAGTCAAATAAACAACTTACAGAAAGTTTTTTACAAAAAACAGATAATGTTTTTAATCAAGATTTTAAAGGTTTTGATTTCCAAGTTGGAGACAATAAATACCGTTATAAAGTCAACAATGTTAATGATACGAAAACACAACAATCTGATATTAATAATTTTGTAAAACAATTTTTAGGAGAAGATGGTCAAATAAAAGATGCTAAAGGTTACCATAAGGCTTTATTTACCGCAAGAAATGCAGATAAATTAGCCGAACATTTTTATGAGCAAGGCCGTGCCGATGCTCTTCGCCAATCCGCTAAGGAGGCTAAAAATATAAATATGGATCCAAGGCAAGAAGGTGTTATTAAAACATCTACAGGCCAAAAGTTTAAAGTTGTTTCTGGTGATTCTAGTTCTAAACTAAAAATTAAACTAAGACAATAACTTAAAAATTTATTACAATGGCTATTACAACTGGCATTGAACACTTAACGCCCTCTTCAACCAAGGGGTCATTATTTCAAGGTAATTATATTACCGACTTTGATTTTACAAAACAATTTTTACCTGATGTATACGAAAAAGAAGCTGAGATTTACGGAAATCGTTCTATCTCTTCTTTTCTACGTATGGTATCAGCCGAAATGCCTTCTACTTCTGACGAAATCAGATGGATTGAGCAAGGGAGACTACACACACGTTACGACAACGTAGCAATTGCTACTGCTAGTGGAACTGGTGAGTCTGTATTTACAGTTACTTTTGACGCAAAAGCTGACGGTACTGCTTATGCTGCCGGAGACGCTCCTGTTGTTAGAGCTGGACAAACCATTATGGTACAGGGTTTAACCGCTGCGGGTGCCGCTACTGGACCTGTTGTTAAAGGTGTTGTTACTGTTGCCGGAGCTGCTGCAGCTGGTGATACTGGAACTTTTACTGCTGTTGCTTATACAGCCGCTAACTGGACGGGTGTTACCGGAGCTACTGGGTATGCTAAAGCAAATGTACTAGTATATGGATCTGAGTTTGCTAAAGGAACTGACGGAATGGTTGGTTCTTTAGATTCTGACTATAGCTCTTACACTAACAAGCCTATCATTTTAAAAGACAACTACGCTATCAACGGATCTGACACTGCTCAGATTGGATGGATTGAAGTTACTTCTGAAAATGGTGCTTCTGGTTATCTATGGTACCTAAAGTCTGAGCACGAAACTAGACTAAGATTCGAAGACTATCTAGAAATGTCTATGGTAGAAGCAGTTAAGAAAACAGCTTCCGCTGGTACTGCTGCTGCAAACTATAGTGGTTCTGAAGGTTTCTTCGCTGCTCTTGAAGCAAGGGGGAATGTATATGATGGTCTATCTACGGATTTAGCATCTAACATGACCGGCTTTGATAACATTCTTAAGCAATTAGACAAGAATGGATCTATTGAAGAAAACATGATCTATAGCAACAGAGCCTTATCTCTAGCTATTGATGATGCATTAGCTGCTAAAAATTCTTACGGATCTGGCGGTACTTCCTACGGGGTATTCAACAATTCTGAAGATATGGCGCTAAATCTAGGATTTTCTGGATTCAGAAGAGGTTCTTATGACTTCTACAAAACTGACTGGAAATATCTAAATGATTTTGCTACAAGAGGCGGATTTGGCGATGTTGAAGGAACTATTATTCCTGCAGGTACATCTACTGTATATGATCAAGATCTAGGTAAAAACATCAAAAGACCATTTTTACATGTACGTTATCGTTCTTCTGAAACTGATGACAGAAAAATGAAAACTTGGATTACTGGATCAGTAGGAGGTGCATATACTTCTAGTTTGGACGAAATGAGAGTTAACTTCTTATCTGAAAGATGTTTAATTACTCAAGGAGCCAACAACTTCTTCTTGTTGAAGTCGTAATTAATTAATATAGCGGAGGGCAGTTACGGCTGCCCTTTAGCTATTTATTTTATTAAATTATATTATGAAAAATTGGGAAATTAAAGATAGAACATACGTTCTTACAAACGGAATGTCTCCGTTAACATACAAAATAAAAAGTACAGGTTTATTGTACTTTGATGAAGAAAAGGGCATAAATAGAGAAATAAGATACGCTGACAATCAAAAATCATTATTTGTAGATGAACAAGATGGTTTTGC